GATCCCCAGCATCTTCGCCCTGATCGCCACCGTCACCGCTAGCGTGGTTGGTAGCATGGAGATCTCTCCTGGACTCTGTAAGGTTGATCGGATGATCGAAGGCACCCTAACCACTGAGATCGTTGCCTGCAACGTTCCCGCTCAGTCCTGACCCATGTGGAATGCTCTGACCCGCTCCCGTTCCCCTGAGTTTCACCGACAGACCATGCTCCGCCTGACCGTTGCCGCGATTCTGCTGTGGTTGCTATGGGAACCGATCCGACCCGTCCGCACTGTGACAGCAGACCTACTGCACACCACTGGTGACTTGATCGCCCGCTGACCCCTTATACTGATCTCAGTTCAGACAACCACCAATGAACGCTCTCACCTCCATGGTCACCGAAACCGAAACCTACAACGGATGGGCAAACTGGGCAACCTGGAACGTCGCCCTCTGGCTCCAGAACGATGAGAACCTCTACAACGTGGCACGTCGCTACGATCGCTATGATGCTCTCATCCCCCGTCTGGAATCTCAGTTCGGGCAGATGACCCCTGACGGTGCTCGCTGGATGGACCCCACGATCGACACCGATGCCCTGGATGAGATGCTGGCCGATCTCTGAACCGTCCACTGGGGGACTGAGATCCCCCATCTCACCCCTTATACTGATCTCAGTTCAAACGAAACCGATGCGCTTCGAAGTCCGTTACCAGACCCCCTACAACCACTGTGAGTGGCGCTCCCAATGGTTCACCACCAAAGAGGAGGCAGACCGTATGGTAGACTTCTATCGGTCCTGCGGTTCCCCCTCTCACATCGCTCCCTCCTCCCTCGCTCAGTTGGAACGCTGAGCACCTGACCTCCCAAACCACAAACCAACATCCTACCATGACCCGCGACCTGATGACCTCCCTGCTCAACCGTGCCGCTAACGGTGATCAACTGCTGAGCATCCTGGACACCATCGTAGAAGACGTGACCGCTGAGAACATCGCTGACTGTGCTGCCCACTATGCTGCCATCAGTGCTCCGACCTCCGACCCCATCGCCTTCTGATATGGTAGGATACTGAGGAACCAAACGACCGAACCCGATGCGCTTCTCTCCCGCTTCCCGCCTTCGTGATCGCCAGACCGTGTGGGTGGGTTACCGCAACGACGGCACTTCCTTCAATCGGATCAGTGCCCCCGATGCTACCCCCGCCACCGTGATCGCCGCCCAGTTCGCTGAGGTCTTTGCTGGTGATGTGACCCCCTGCCCCATCAGTGGGTGGAAGCGTCAGGGGTGACCCCCCATCTGCTACAATACTCTCAAGTCAACCGATCCTCCCCACCATGACCGCAACCGAACTGAACGCAGCAATCGCTCAAGGTCAATTCAAGGTCACCCGTCTCCCTGCTAAGGGTCCCCGCCGCTCTGACCTCATCATGACTCAGACCAAAGGGAACCGCTGTCGGACCAATCGGACCTCAGGGACCAACTACGTTAAGCAAGCGGGGTAGTCAGTCGTTCGTGGATCAGCAGTCCTCCGCCGTCCCCTTATGGGGGCGGTCCCCGCCGTGTTGCGTTATAATCCCCCCCCCGTATATAAAAACCCCTAACTACCCTAATCTATAAAGTGTTACGAAAGACATCTATATATTCCCCTCACTATAAAAATTTTTTTCGCTATATAAAATCAATGAGAGAGTTTGAAGAGATGCAAAAAAATCCGGACGAAAATTTTACGACCATAGAGGTTGATCCAATTACTGGTGAGTATTATATTACGATTCCAGAGTGGGTATTAAATGATTTCGGATGGTATGAAGGGACCACAGTTAATATGGAAGTGGAAGGAGACTGTATAGTGATTACTGAAGTCAAAGATGAATAAGCACAGCGATTGACTTCACATAGATAATACTGTATGATACTGAAGTAATTACACTCTATTATGGCTAAAGGATTTACTGTAAAAGCAAAAGCCCCTACACCATCACAATCCGAAGAAGAATGGGATTATGATAAGGCAAGAGAGATGATCAAAGGGAAGGCAATTGTATTCTGTCTTCCTGGAAGGGGAGTTTCTTATACCTATCTGAAGAACTTCGTTCAACTTTGTTTTGATCTTGTGCAAGCAGGAGCAAGTATCCAGATTTCGCAAGACTATTCATCAATGGTGAATTTTGCAAGATGCAAATGTCTTGGTGCGAATGTTCTGCGAGGACCAGATCAAATTCCTTGGGACGGCAAACTGAAATATGATTATCAACTGTGGATTGATAGTGATATTGTTTTCAATACTGAAAAGTTTTATCAATTAATTTTGATGGACAAAGATATTGCAAGTGGTTGGTACTGCACCGAAGACGGACGCACGACTTCTGTTGCACACTGGTTAGATGAAGAAGACTTCTCTAACAATGGTGGTGTCATGAATCACGAAACTCTTGAGAGTATCTCAAAGCGTCGGAAACCATTTACCGTTGACTATGCAGGATTTGGATGGTTGATGATCAAACACGGTGTCTTTGAACATGAGGACATGAAGTATCCCTGGTTTGCTCCGAAGATGCAAGTCTTTGAATCTGGTAAAGTTCAGGATATGTGTGGAGAAGATGTATCATTCTGTCTGGATGCAAAGGAAGCAGGTTTTGAAATCTGGTGCGACCCTCGTATCAGAGTCGGTCACGAAAAAACAAGGGTGATTTGATATGGCTGACGAATCTTACAACATTTACCTTAAAGATCGTAAGATTTATAGTAACTTGACACAAGAGGAATATTTCAATATTATGGAGGACCTGTCGATAGAGTTTTATCAGACGGGTTCTCCAAAACCAGAAGATCTTACAACTAAAATTACTACTGAGGATTAATTATGGCTATGCGTAAAGGTGGCGGTTATGTTGAAGGCGCACCGAAAAAAACTCGTCAAGGAAGCGGTATGAATACTAAGTATGCCGCGTCTTCTCGCAATAAAGCAAAGAAGAAGTATCGCGGGCAAGGTAAGGTTAAATAAGACAGTCAATAAAGTCTTATGAGTTGTTTAATCACCAATCTTCCATCTATTGAAGTATGGGTTCGTAAAGAATATCTGACAGATCATCAAAGCGGACATGGTGAATTTGTAAAAGGCGTCTGGGTTTCGGCAAAGTCGATTCCTGGACGCGCTTTTTATTTTGAGACTTATCTACCAGAATATGCTGCAATGTATGATAAGTTACCCATCAGCGCCTTTTTGTCTCGTCCAGAACTACCTGATCCTGACATGAACCTACCAAACCTACAGTTTTGGAACTGTATGGACTATGGTGTCGTCAGTATAAACAAGAAATTCATCGGAAGTATGGATTTTGAGTGTTATACACGCGACTTTGGGACTCAAAAAGGCACCTATGTCTGCACAATTGACAATTATCACCGTGATCCAGACATGGTAGATTGGGCGACCAGTGAAAATCCTGCAGAACACAAGTCACATAATCTAATTGAACTGAATAATGGTCAATATGCACTGTATCCTAATAATAGACTACGCATTTTTGATAATAGTTTAACTCCTGTAGAACCAAAAATGCCTGATTTTAAGGTTTCTACTCAATATTATCAGGTAGAATGTGGTTATGATCGTCTCGGAATGGGAAATGAAGACGAATATCATTGGAAAACTGCTCAGGAGCGAGAAATAAATACGGATAAGGGATAGCAACCCCTCTAAAAGTTCTGATTTTAACAAATCAGGAGCTAAAAATGGCAAATTATCACCAGGTTGATAAAGGAGAATTATTCATAGAGCAAGGAATGACCCTTATTACAGAAGTAGAAAGTGAGAAATACCTCAGAAAAGCATCAAAACAGAGAAAAATTGCTAAAAATGAGGAACTTTACCCAATTCCAGACGATCGTTTAGAGCGTCCTTGTGGTGGTGCTTATGGTTTTGATGATTTTGTTGAAAGGTGGCATGAGTAAATATAAATAAAATCAAGAAAACTCTAGTCTAATGGCAGAACAAAGGATATCTCAATCGTTTAAAGACATTAGTTTATCCTTTGTTCCACATCCAGTGACAAAGGATTTGCAAATTTTAAAAAATGAAACTGCAATTCGCAGATCTGTGAGAAATGTTGTAGAAACTATCCCTACAGAGAGATTTTTTAATCCTTTATTTGGATCTGATGTTAGAGGTAGTCTATTCGATTTTGTTGATTTTGGTACTGCATCAGTCATTCAAAGACAAATTTCGATCGCAATAGAAAACTTTGAACCAAGAGTCAATAATGTGCGTGTTGAAGTAAATCCTCAACCAGATCAAAATGCATTTGAAGTAATTGTGGGATACAATATTATTGGGCAAGAGTTTCCGACACAAGAATATACATTCCTCTTAGAGGCAACAAGATAAAAAATGCCTTTTACTAAATTTACCAATCTAGACTTTGACCAGATAAAGACTTCAATCAAAGACTATCTTCGTGCAAATTCGACGTTTAGTGACTTTGATTTTGAAGGATCAAACTTTTCAGTATTAATTGACACTCTTGCATACAACACTTATATTACTGCATTCAACAGTAATATGATTGTCAATGAGTCGTTCTTGGACTCTGCGACTCTACGTGAGAATGTTGTATCATTAGCAAAAAATATTGGTTATGTTCCACGCTCTAGATCCGCAGCAAAGGCATCTATATCGTTCTCTGTGACCACTACAGAGAGTGTTCCTACTCTTACTCTCAAAAGAGGTTTGGTGTGTGTTGGAGAAGCAAATGATACATCCTATACATTTTCAATACCAGAAGATATAACTGCCAATGTTGTTAATGGTGTAGCACAATTTAGTGAGATAGATGTATATCAAGGAACATATTTAACAAAATCATTTACATATGATGGATCATTAGATCAGAGATTTATTCTCAATAATCCTTATATTGATACTTCTACATTAAGAGTTTATGTTAAGAAGTCAACCGAAAGTGGACTCGGAATTGAATACAATGTCGTAGATAATATTTTAAATGTAAATTCGTCTTCTAGAATCTATCTTATACAAGAAGTTCAGGATGAAAAATATGAGATTATTTTTGGTGATGGCATAATCGGTAAAAAACTTGGTGATGAAGTTGGATCTGATGGAACATCCATAACTTCTACCTACATTGTCACTGATGGTAGAGATGGAAATGGTGCCAGTGCATTTTCTTTTGCGGGAAGAATTGTAAAGGTAGTAAACTCTGTTGAAACTACAATTGATCCTGGAAATATATCAATAACTACAGTTCAATCAGCAATTAATGGCTCTGAGATTGAATCTATTAATTCAATCAAATATTATGCTCCAAGAGTTTATTCCTCGCAAAATAGAGCAGTAACCTCAAGAGACTATGAGGCTATAATTAAACAAATTTATCCAAATACTGAATCTGTTGCTGTAGTTGGTGGTGAAGAATTGGATCCACCAGAGTATGGGAACGTTATTTTGAGCATTAAACCAAAAAATGGAACGTATGTTTCAGACTTTGATAAATCAAGAATTCTTAGCGATTTAAAACAATACACTATTTCTGGTATCAATCAAAAAATTATTGATCTAAAAATACTATATGTGGAATTAGATTCTGCTGTTTATTATAACAATGCACAAATATCCAATGCAAATACTTTAAAAACAAGAGTTGTAAATTCTCTTACAAAATACTCAGAGTCTGTAGACCTTAATAAGTTTGGTGGAAGATTTAAGTATAGTAAGGTTCTTAATGTAATTGATAAGACAGATACTGCGATTACATCTAATATTACAAAAGTTAAGATCAGAAGAGATTTAAGGTCTGCTTTAAATCAGTTTGCACAATATGAGTTGTGTTTTGGTAATAGATTTCATGTAAATCCACAAGGATATAATATTAAATCGACAGGATTTAAAATTTTTGGAGAATCTTCAACAGTATACTTTACTGATACCCCAACAATTTTAGGAAATCAAACTACTATAACCAGTTCTAGTTCTGCTAGCAGTCTTTTCCTTAATAGACCAGCTAACATTAGTGCAACAACTGGAGTTCTCTCAATAGTTAAAATTAGCGATACTGGTGCTAGAACAGTTGTTGTTAAGGATGCGGGAACAGTTGATTATGTGAAGGGAGAAATTAAGATAAGCACCGTAAATATTACAGAAACAACACTCCCTAATAATATCATAGAAATACAGGCATTTCCAGAATCTAATGATGTTATTGGATTAAAAGATTTATACTTAGTATTTGATATTTCCAAAAGTCAAATAAATATGCTAAGAGACGTAATCGCTTCTGGCGATGAAATAACTGGAAATCTCTTCTCAAGAGATTATTATACATCAAGTTACTCAAACGGGAATCTAACAAGAAACTAATATGATACAGACTGGATTTGAATCTAGAGTTAAGGTTCAACAAATTATTGAGAGCCAACTTCCAAGTTTTGTATTGGATGAAAATCCAAATGCGTCAGAATTTTTAAAGCAATATTACATATCTCAAGAATATCAAGGTGGTCCAATTGATATTTCCGAAAATTTAGATCAATATTTAGAATTAGATAATTTAATACCAGAAGTAATAGTAGATAGTTCTACCTTATCCTCAGACATTAGTGCTTCTGATACTAGTATTCAAGTATCAAGCACAAAAGGATTTCCAACCCAATATGGTCTTTTTAAAATTGATGACGAAGTAATTACATATACTGGTATTAGTGGAAATACTTTTACTGGATGTATTCGTGGATTTAGTGGAATAACCGGATATCATCAAGACTTAAATCAAGAAGAGTTAATATTTTCCAAAACAACAGCATCTTCGCACAGTTCTGGAAAAACTGTAGAAAACTTAAGTTCTTTATTTTTGAAAGAATTTTACGAAAAAATAAAATATACTCTTACCCCAGAATTACAAAAAACCAATTTTACTTCGAATTTAAAAGTTGCAAATTTCCTAAAGGAAACAAGATCTTTTTACAGAGCAAAAGGAACTGATGAATCTTTTAGAATATTATTTAATGTTCTTTATGGAGAAACTCCAACTGTTGTAAACTTAGAACAATATTTAATTAAACCATCTTTTTCAGAATACTTGAAAAGAGAAGTAGCAATCGCAGAGGTTGTTTCTTTAAACTTTAGTGAGAGTGATTTTGATGCAACAAAATTAGTTGGACAAACAATAAAAAAAAGTTCAGATGAAACTACCAGTGCTTCAATATCTTCAATAGAACCATTTAGAAGAGGTAAGAAAAATTATTATAAACTTTTCTTTTTTATTGGATATAATGAATTTTCCGCAATTGAAGGAAATTTCACAATAACTCCAAGCACTAAATCAACTTTATCATCATCAGTTGGTTCTAAAGTATTAACAGTAGACTCTACAATAGGATTTCCAGAAAGTGGGACTGTAAAATCTGGTGATAATACAATATCCTACACAAGTAAAACTATTAACCAATTTTTAAATTGTTCTGGTGTTACTTCACAAATAGGAAAAAATGATCTAGTTGTATCAAGTGACACTTATTACATATATCAAGGTGGAGATACTTCTAAAAAAGTAGAAGTAAGACTTCTTGGTGTTATTTCCGACTTTGAAAGTGAGTCGGAAAATATTAGAGTGTCTGAAGGAAGCACTATATCTGTTAAAAATCTTGGCAATCTAATTAAAAATCCAGTAGAGAATAAAACATATAAAGAAATTTTTGCAAATTCTTGGATTTATAATACTGCTGCAAGATATAAGGTAGATTCTTTAACTTCTAATTACGTTCTTGCTAGTGATATTGATCGCTCAAGTTTAAAGATTGGTGATAGAGTTGAATTATTAGAAAGAGATAGTGATGTTTTAGCACCGGAAAGTAATAATCCATATATTAAGGATATTGTTTCTGCAAATACTGCAGAAATTGGTGGTTCTTTTACCGTAGATTCTTCTAAAAAATACGATCTTCGTAGAAAAATTAATACCGCAAATAGTGCGGGAACTCCAATAGAATTTGGAAATAACTTAGTTACATCTGATATTCAAAACATTTACACAGATAATTCTGATTATGTTTACGTCGCATCCAATTCTTTACCATCTGGTGAAATAGTAGGTGACAATAGTTACAGATATAATATTACTAAAAATATTTTTAAATTTTCAATTGATTCTGAGACTAGACTGTTAGATAAAAATCTTGACAAGTATTCTATTATATTGAGTGACACCAATATACCTTTTATAACTGGAGATAGAATTTATTATCAACCATCATCAACACCACTTGTTGGATTGGAAACAGGATCATACTACGTTGAGATTTTATCAAATCCTCAAGAAATGAGGATTTATGCATCAAGATCATTTATTGGTGGATCTAATTATCTGACTTTTTCTGTGCCAACAACAGGAATAGGCACCCATACATTCTCATTATACTCTCAAAAAGACGACGAAATTGGCGTCCAAAAAATATTTAAAAAATTTCCTTTAAACAGCAACATAAAATCTCCAGGTAAATCTACCATTCCAGGAACAACAGGAATGTTGATAAATGGTGTGGAAATTTCTAATTACAAATCTTTGGATAGGGTTTATTATGGTCCGTTAAATTCTGTAAAAGTTCT